ATACATCCGGAGTTTATGCAGTGTGTTACGGCGACGGGTCGCCTTTCGTCTCGCAATCCTAACTTTCAGAATATGCCACGTGGAAATACCTTCGCTATACGCAAGGTGGTCGAGAGCCGCTTCGAGGGCGGCTTCATCGTTGAAGGAGATTATTCGCAGCTAGAGTTTCGGGTTGCCGGGTTCCTTGCCAACGATGCACAGGCGTACATCGACGTACGGGATGGAACGGACGTACACAACTACACCGCATCCGTTATCGGCTGCACACGACAAGAGGCGAAGGCACACACCTTCAAGCCTCTCTATGGGGGCACGACCGGCACAGAGGCTCAACAACGCTACTACAGGGCGTTCAAGGAGAAGTACGAGGGTGTTACCCAGTGGCACGACCACCTCCAGCGTACGGCTGTTGAGAAGCGAGTAATCGCCCTTCCGTCCGGACGGGAGTACGCCTTCCCCGATGCCCGGTGGACAAAGTACGGGACGGCTACCCACCGCACCTCGATCTGTAACTACCCGGTGCAGGGGTTCGCTACGGCTGACTTGCTTCCTATCGCACTCGTCGCCTTAGAGAAGGTCGTACGCGATTCCGGCGTACGGAGCGTTATCTGTAACACGGTACACGATTCGATTGTGATGGACGTACACCCGGACGAAAAAAATATTTGCATAGACATGATGAAACACGCTATGCTATCGTTACCCTTTGAAACTGTTCGACGTTACGGTGTCACGTACAACATGCCCGTCGGAATAGAGATCAAAGCAGGTAAAAATTGGCTTGACTTGCACGAAGTAGAACTGTAAGATGGCCGTTACCGACTATCCAATCGTAAAGGAGTAAAGGATATGGATGGAACAGAAATCATGGAAATGAATAACGACATGGACGCACTCGTTTCTGCGTTGCAGAGTGACGACACTGATCTACTAAAGAAGCTCACCGGACAGGGTGATGGCGGCAGTGACCGTGTAGGCTTGCCTCGTCTCGGTATCAACTACGATCAGGAAACTGACGACGGTAATCCGCTCGTACGTGGTGACTGGAAGATTTTTGTAGACGGTGAATTCCTCTATTCGCCCGAAGTAAAAATCCAAGCCCTGATGCGTATGTTCGAGTATTCCATGTGGGATGCCGAAGCAAACGACGGACGGGGTGGCTTCTCGTGTAAGTCAGTCCAGAAGCCGAAGTTCGACGGTACGTTCCCCGACACGGAGGGCGGTAACAAGTGTGGTCGCCTCACCCGCCAAGAGGAAGAGCAACTCGATCAGCAAGACCCGGCTTACCTCAAGAGCCGTGCCGTGATCTGCAATCAGGTTATCTACGGTACGATCTCGGGTACGTTTAAGAACGGCGCGGGCAACGAGGTTACGCTCGAAAAGAAGCCGATGATCGCGTACTTCAAGAAGTCAGGCTTCAAGCCGATTGCGGACTTCATCAGTGGTCTCGGTCGTCAAGACAAGCTGATGGCTCACTGTGAGATCAACCTTCGTACCCACAAGAATAAGAAGGGTAGTGTCGTTTACTGGACTCCCGTACCTACGCTCTCTAGCGTGGTAGGTCTCGACGACGACGACAAGCAACTCGTGGTGAAGTTCGATCAAACCATCCGTGGTCACAACGAAGCCGTGCTTCGTGAGTTCAAGGAAGCACAGAAGCAGATGCTTTCTGAGGATGACTCAGACTTGGCATCGGACTTCACAGATGCTGCTTAACATACAAGACTACATGAGTCGGGCAATTCGGGGGGACGTAAAAGTCTCCCCGGAGAACCTCGAATTATTCGTCAAAGAATCTCGTGATGCTATCGAAAAACAATTCGGTGGTCGCAAGCGCGAGTACCGCATTCGTATGTCCGGCTTGGGCAAGCCCCTGTGTCAGCAGGTTTTGGACAAGCACGGCATCGAGGAGTCGATGCAGTACAACAGCATCGCACGATTTGCGTTCGGCGACTTGACTGAGGCGTTACTCATGCTCGTGATGCGCGAGGCCGGTATCGACATTGTTGACTTCCAAAAAGAAGTATCCCTAGAGATTGAGGGCATCACCGTAAAAGGTACGCTCGACGTTATCATACGGGGTGACGACGGAAGGGAGCGCGTCTGGGATATCAAGTCCGCAAGTGACTGGGCCTTCAAGAACAAGTTCACTGGCTCTGGGGGTTACGAACATATCAAGAATGATGACCCGTTCGGGTACGTCATGCAGGGGCACTTGTACGGTGCCGCCACAGGCTTGGACTTCGGCGGATGGATCGTTATCAACAAGTCGAGTGGTGAAGTTGCTATTGTCGAGGCGTACGACTGGACAGGCGACGACCGTATAACGTACATGCTCGAAGCTGCACAACGCGTTAACTTCCTTGCCGATCCTAACGTGAAGCCGTTCAAACCGTACCCGGACGAGTTCGAAACGTACAAGCGGAAGGGTGAGGTACACCGCACCGGCAACAAAGTCTTGCCGAAAGAGTGCGGCCTCTGTGGATTTCGTGGTCACTGCTGGCCTGACGCTATCCTCCACGAGCGGGTAACGTCACAAGCCAAGTCTCCTCCGAAGGTATGGTACACGCGTCTCAAGACAAAGGAGCTATGATGTGGCGTACGTTTTTATTCGAGACTACGATCTCGAACTCTTAGAACTCAACAAGGACATGTACCACGTGTACGTCGAGTCTCACGTTGGTGCGGGTGGTGAACGCAAGACTGTCTTCCTCCGACAGCACGAGCGCGGCTTGCCCCTGACTTTGCGTAACAATTTCAGTGACTTGGGTGCGCTATCCTCCGAGACGGAGAAGCGTGACATCACAACCGTCGAGGCAGAGATCGGGAAGATTAGTCGCCTTGCAAACTCCGGAGTAAATGTATGCGTCCCACTGACTCGCTTGACAAACGAATTCTCGCCTTTGGAACGTCTGTCCCCAAAACTGGCAGGGTATCTGCTAAAAAGGCTAGCGTCCGTCGGAATGCGTCTATGAAGCAAAGTTCGGCTATGAAGGCCGGATTCCGTTCGACATTCGAACTCAACCTCGCCCGAGCCTTGTCTGAGAAGGGCGTACCATACGAGTACGAAACGACGAAGCTGACGTACATACCCAAGCCGCGTACGTATACGCCAGACTTCTACATCCCGGAGACGAACATCTACGTCGAAGCGAAGGGGCACCTCGACAAGGGTGACCGCATGAAGATGCTGCTCATCAAGGAGCAATACCCCGACCTAGACATACGCTTTGTATTCCTACGAGCGAACAACAAGATTTACAAAGGCTCGAAAACCACCTACGCTGACTGGGCTACGAAGCACAAGTTCGAGTGGGCAGAGGGTTCGATCCCAGAGGAGTGGTGCAAGAATGGACGATAGAGAGATGCAGTCGATGTTAGAAAAGGCGAGTCTGCTGCCCGAGCGGTGGTACCTCGTCTTCCGGCAGGGTGACGACGACGATCATGTGATGATGACGGCGTATGATACCACTACAGACGATGAGGATGACGAGTACATCCCGGCGGGTGCGATCATCCTTTCCGGACTCGTCGAACTGATGGAGACGGATTTCGAGCGCGTGATGGCTGCGGGTATCGCCCGCCTACAGTTCGAGGCTACACAGGAGGCTATGGTTGCAGAGACTGGCAACGGTCCCGACGTGAAGCACGATCCGGAAACGAACATTGTCAAGGTTAGCTTTGGGAAGACGCAATGATCAAAGAGAACTGGAACCTCAACAACTATCAGATGCAAGCGCGTACGTTTGCTATCTATCCCGAATCTTCGAAGGTGACGTACCCCGCTCTCGGCTTGGCCGGAGAGGCTGGTGAAGTTGCGGACAAGGTGAAAAAGATCATCCGTGACAAGCGCGACGACGCTCGGTTCAAGGGGGAAATCGCAAAAGAAATCGGAGATGTCTTGTGGTATTGCGCCGTGCTTGCAGACGACTTGGGCTTCTCCCTGCAGCAAGTTGCAGAGATGAACATTTATAAGTTGAAGTCTCGTAAGGTTGCCGGTACGATTGGTGGCAGTGGAGATGATCGATGAGACACGAGGCGTACATGAAAATGAAGGCAACGGAAGAAGACGAAGAGAAGTTGTTGAATGAGTTTTACGCGGAACGAACCGACATGGTGAACAGTCCGCCGCACTACAATCAGGCAGGGATTGAGTGCATCGATGCTATCGAAGCCGCAACGAGTGACGGCTACGAATACTACCTGCAAGGAAACATCATAAAGTACCTCTGGCGTTATCGTTACAAGAATGGCGTTGAAGACCTGAAAAAGGCACAGTGGTATCTCGGTAAGCTAATTGAGGAGACAAGTAATGAATAATATGCTACCAACACCATACCAACAGTTTATCCACAAGTCGCGGTACGCTCGTTGGATCGACGACGAACAGCGCAGGGAGAACTGGGATGAGACTGTATCTCGGTATGTTTCTTTTATGGGTGGCCATGTGCGTGATAACCACGGCTATAAGCTTTCTGATTCACTGACACGTGAGATCACGGACGGTATTATGTCGCTTGCGGTTATGCCGTCGATGCGGGCGATGATGACATCCGGACCCGCCTTAGCTCGTGACAACATCTGTGGCTACAACTGTTCGTACATCCCGGTGGACAACCCTCGTTCGTTCGACGAGTGTATGTATATCTTGATGTGCGGTACGGGTGTAGGCTTCTCTGTGGAGCGGGAGAACGTGGACAAGCTTCCGGTGGTCAGTGATGCGATGCACGACTCCGACACCGTGATCAAGGTCGGCGACTCGAAGCCCGGATGGGCCAAGTCGTTGCGGGAGTTGATCGGGCTTCTATACGTGGGTCAGGTTCCGAAGTGGGACTTGTCTGGCGTACGTGCATCTGGTGAGCGCCTTAAGACTATGGGTGGCCGTGCGTCCGGTCCCGGCCCACTCGACGACCTGTTCAAGTTTACCGTTGCCCTGTTCAAGAAGGCACAGGGTCGCAAGCTCTTTCCTATCGAGTGCCACGACCTGATGTGCAAGATTGGGGAGATTGTCGTGGTTGGTGGGGTTCGCCGCTCGGCCCTCATCTCACTCAGCAACTTGAACGATGATCAGATGGCACACGCCAAGTCGGGTATGTGGTGGGAACACGAGGGTCAACGTGCCCTTGCCAACAACTCGGTTGCGTACAAGGGTAAGCCGGAAATGGGTACGTTTATGCGCGAGTGGCTTGCCCTATAC